CCCCCCCCCCCCCCCCCCCCCCCCCCCCCCGCTTTACCCGCCTAAGACGCCATCCGAGATTGCGATCTGTGACTGGAGTTCAGACGTGTGCTCTTCCGATCTCAGAACTCAGGCTGAGACTGTCGGAGATCCCAAGCCTTACCAGCGACAGTCTGCTGAGCGGGGGTGATCTTGCCTTCATTGAGGAGAGAGCTGACAGCCTCTCGACGCTGGCTAGCGTCACGCTCAGCGGTGAGCTCTGCGATTGACTCGCGAAGTAGAGCGACCTCAGAGAGAAGGCTGGCGTCTGCCTGAGTAGTCTCGCTCATCTTGCGATACTCCATCTTCTGCTCTTTGTCTTCGTCTTCGGCCTTGAGCTCAGCCTTCTCGTCTTCATCAGACTTCTCAGCCATCTTGGCCTTGTCGTCATCATCAGACTTCTCAGCTGTGATATTAGCCTCAGCGTCGTCTTTCATTGATTTCATTTGTTGCTCGAGCTCTCGAACCATCTCGTCCTTTGCGGCGGCGTAGGCTCGGAGCTCCTCAACTGACATAGAATCGAGATCTTTATCCATCTCTTCTAGCCTTTCATTTAAAGTAACTCGGTCGATCCGGTCATGTGACTGCGCCGGCCGAGGGGTTAGGGTGACGGCGAGAAGCTGAGCAGTTCCGATCTGCTCCCCACCTGATCGATTAAATACATCACCAGTGATGAACTCAGGACTAGACCACAACACGCCACCCGCCTCAGAGACGACGGTTAAACCGCGCTCGTTGTAGGCTGGCGTTGCATAGAGGCCATCGTCTCTCAGCTCTAGATCAACGATGAGGCCGAGCGCATTACCTGACTCAGGGGGCGCTGGCGGTCCACCGTTGAATGGTGATGTTGCGTGCTGCCAGTCTATGATCACTGGGTCAGCGTCACGACGCTCCTGATATACTCGGATCATCTCACGCAGCATATCTACATCAATCTCTTTACCAATAGCCTCACCGCTCATACGGCTAGAGACTTGACCAAGAGAGAGCGTCTTGAATGGTCGACCGATGGTAAGGCCATCAGGCACGTCATAGCTCGGAGCCTCTGAGAGCTGAATCGCCTCACCATAGGCTCTGAGCGCTTGCGTCTTCTTATCTGCTGCGTCCATCTGTCGAACTACCTTTCTAGCCCATGCAAAGCCAGCATCACCGCCCCAACCGTGCCACGCCTGCCACCCCTTGCCCTGAGTGTTCCACGTGGAACCTTGCTTATCGACCTCATGGCGCGTGAAGTAGTTAAGCATACGCTTGACGGTATCGGGGCTTAACTGCTTGCCTGCCTTAAGGTCACGCGCTCGAGCGATCCCTACAGGGGTCATCCCGCGCTGTGACTCTGGCTTATCAGCCCTAACCTCAAGCGCTCGCTCAGCCGCGTCTCTAACGCCCTGAGGTGGCGTAAAGTCGATGTGAGAGTATTTGTCAGGGATGTTGAGGAGCTCGGCTTTAGCCTCTGCCTCACGTCGCTGAGGGTGACCTTTAGGCAGCAGATCGAGATCGCCCGTGTACGCTTTCTTACGCTGACCTGTAGCGACCAGCTTTAGGAAGGTCTTAACGCGAGCGAGCGCCCAACCATTCCGAGTCATCCCCGGTCGATGGCTAACACTGAAAGCACCCGCGCCACGACGGAACACAGCCTTAAGCGTACCGAGATCAACACGTCGTGAGCTCTTGGTGAATCGAGCGTTATGAGTGTCGCGCATATTCTCAAGAGCTTTGGTGGCTTGCTCACCGATCTCAATGCCACCACGAGCGCCACTGGCTGAGCCTTTAGGATTCTTAGCGCTCCCCTTGCGCTGATCCTTCTTAGGTGCTGGCGTCTGTGCTTTGGTGCGTTTACGCTTTGCCATCTCGACGCCTCCTGATGAGCTGCTCAGTGAGAGCTGATACACCACCACCACCACCAACGGTCGAGACTCTAGCCATCGGTGAGCGTTGAGCGTCTTCAGGTAGCTCACCCGCGCCAAGCCGCTCTCTGATAGCTCGCTCTAACTCATCATCAGGAGTAATGAGCCCTGACTGTACTAGACCTGGCAACATTCCGAGCGAGTCAGCCAAGTCATCAGTATCGAGCCCAGTATGCGTGAGGCGTGGAAGCTTGGAGGGGTCAACCGCTCCATAGTTCCACCTGATGAGGCGGCCGATGGTTCCCGCTCCTCTTCGGTCGGTGCCACTTACAGCAGAGGCCACGATGTCACAGAGGTTAATGGCTGCACGTCGGAAGACTGAGAGGTGAATCTCACCAACTGATCGAGCGCCGGTCTCAGTGTTGCCAAGGTCAGCAAACTGAGTGAGGAAAGCGGCGGCGATCTGGCTATCACATTTGGTGATGATGTTAATCGGGCCATCTGCGTAGAGGTTAGGAGTAGCCGCGTAAGTGTCGAACTTAACAGCGGCGTTCTCTACTAGATAGCTCTGCTCAGCGCTGATGAAGGCCTGAGCTTGACCCTCTGCATCATCGATCATGGCGTCGATGTCACCATCACTTAAGCCGAGCGCCTCAGCTTGTGAGCGGTCTACCACCACCTTTGGAGATGGGACCGCCCAACGGTCGAGGCCAACGCACATGAGATTAGAGACCCTTTGCTTAGTACGCCACCACCACCACACTGGCCTCAGCATCCCAACGCCCTCGAAGTTCGAGCCCGTCTTGTTGAGGGTGAGTAAAAGTAGCTTGTTGGCGGGGATCGGCTCAGGAGTGTAAGTGATGCCTACAGTATTTTGGATTACTCCGTCGAGCTGCTGAGCGTCTCGTGATAGCCACTTTTGATGGGCTGATGGCTCTCGGTCGGCGTAATGGCTTAGCCACACTCTGACCTTGCCCTCTGAGTCAGGGCATACCTTATAGATCTCTTCAGCGTATCGATAGCCCAACGGGACGAACTCAAAGAGATAGGCCAACTGATCTTCCCAAGAGATGGTCATCTGACCTGCATAGCCATCGAAGCCCCAACACTCATTAGCGTAGCGCGCGAGCTCCTCAGCAACAGGATCATTCTCAATCCCTGGCACGAATCGCCAAGATGCTGAGAGTAGGGTCTGCCTGAGCATGTGCCACGAGCGTCTGACGATAGGGTCAGTTCTGAGCATCTCCTCAGCTTCTTGCACCCAGTTGAGGCCGGTGAGTTGAGCGTTCTGCTCTTTGCCGGTGATAGTGCCACCGCTGATCTGAGTGCCGGTGATGCCTCGCGTTCTAAAACGAGGAGAGAGCGCCCTCATGTGTCGCGGGTCACGCTCTGCGCTTGGATCTTGCATAGATGACTCCTAAAGGGGTGATTCTTCTTTCTCTTAGGAGCGCATCAATACTAGTCGTGAATAATAAAGCTTTTATCTCTTCTTGTCTAGTCTCGTATCAGGTAGCCATTCAGCCACTGTCGGATGAAGGATAACGTCTGACTCATCCTTGGTCTTAATCGGCTTTTCACCTGCAAATATCGAGAGCTTATCTATCACTGCCACCTGAAGCTCATTGATCTGCTCTCTCAGGAGTTGCATTTGGATCTGGCTATCTCTGAGCCGAGCGATGAGCGCCTCACGATCAGCGTTGGCTGCGCTCAGTTTGTCTTTGAGCTCCTCGACCTCTGAGGGGTCACGACCTGAGGCAATGGCCATCATCGATGAGATAGAGCCTGTGATCATTCCCAAGATCCCCACGAGGACATCACGATTCTTATCCACGATCTCAACATAAGTGAGGAAGAGGATGAGCATTACAACGAGGACCATGAAGAAGACCGAGAACCACCACCCCCGCTTGGCCTTGATCTCGCTCGTGATCTCTCTGCTTGTCTTCTCAGTCTCCATGTAGCATCCAATCTAATAAACGGTTGACGAGAGGCAAATGATACATGAGCCACGGCCAAATAATGCAGATAATGTAGATGAGGTTGATGAGAGCCCACCTCATCATGATCCACCAAAACCACTCTTTAATACGTCGGTCGCGGGCTCGGCTCTTGACCTTCTTAGGCCCTCCCAAGCGCTTAACTTTCTCACTGCCTGGTGGTGGTTGCAGAGACTCAATCTTGACCCCCACGGCGTAGATCGTCTGAGGTTCTCGGACACCCTTGAAGCGGTAAAGACCAACGCAAACATAGCGCGTTCCTTTCGGTGTGTAGCCATTGACTCGGCCCTTGATATGCTTGAAGGCCTCTTCAGTGAGCAGGACCTGACCAGCTTGGCAGAGGCTCATGGTGCGCGCGGCGATGTTCTTAGCCACGCCTTCAAGCTCGACCGGCTTAGCGCCGACCAAGACGTCAAGCTCATCCTGCGTCACCTCTGCGACTATTCCGACGTGTAGGCCGATACGAGTGTTGAGCTTAGTCTTAGGTGGGATGTCTCGCTGATAGAGTAGCGCGAAGTTCACCGCATTGATCGGACTCTCAAAGCTGAGCAGGAATCCATCACTGCGGTCTATCTCTCGACCGTTGAAGCGATGCATGAGAGAGCGAGTGAGGCGGTCATGGTACTGTAGCCACCGCGCCGCCTTCATCGGTCCGACCTTGGAGACGAACGCAGTTGAGCCGATGAGATCGAGGAGAACTATGGCTAGTCGTCGTTCTCTGATCTCCATGGTTCACCCCTCAGTGATGCTACTATCCAGATCGAGGCTACCACATTCACTAGAAGTATTGAGATCACTATCAGGGTCGCTATGCTCATCGTCGTCCTCACATATGCAGTCAGCTCGACCACAGCCAGCGCAGAGGGTCTCGTCGAGGTCTTCACACATTAGTGTAGCTCTTCGTGAGCGAGTTCACCGAGGAGCGCGCCAAGGCTGATTGGGAAATGCTTCATTAAGATAAAGCGCACCGCTTTAGCAACAGCCAAAGTCTCAGGCTGTGTGTGAGGGTCTAGCCTGAGCCTGAGGAACTTGACCCAGCTGTTGAGGTTGCCACTCATCCAAAAGTGACAGTAAAGGCTCTGAGGTAACACAGCGCGCGCCTGATCCTTGGCCACCCCTGAGGCCAACATCAGCTCATAGAACGCGGCGCAGTTTGTATGGTGTTGTGACCAACATTGGAGCCAATGATCAGACTCCTCAACGGTCTCATCATCGTCACAGTCACGGAGCTCCTCAGGCATCCAAAAGCTTATATTGGGCGCTGTGCTTTGGTCCTCCTCAGTGAATGTGAAGCCTGATGACTCCATGATCTGAGACCGCACAAACAAAGGCACACTCATCTTAAGGGTAGCGGCGCAATGGCTAAAAGGTGAGGTCTCACCCCGCCTCACTAGATACTCGATGAGCTTGACGTCTCGATCAGTCATCTGCAGCGGAGAGGATGTGCTTTGATCGTGATAGCTCACCCGCGCTGATCTGGCTGGCGTCGAGTCATAGCCCATGGATGCAATGTAGCGCACCTCACCAACGTCATCATTATAGATCCTCATGGGCTCTCTCTCTTCTCAGATCTCTAAGCACCTTAGCATACAGGAGACGCTCAGCTCTCTGCTCAGGGGTCTCGTTGACCATATACTTTCTTCGCTGTTGGCGCATCTTCTCTTTTACATATGGTCGAGCGCGATACTCTCTCATGTATGCTGCACGCTTGGCCTTGATCTCATCGCGTGATCGATACTTTCGCTTTGCTCGTTTCTGCGCTTCGCTCGATGTCATCAGAAGCTTCTCCTCTTTGCTCCACCCACCTTTACACGACGATCTTTAGAGGCAGATGAGCGCGGCTGATATTGGCGTTGATCAACTATAGAGTCAGCCCACCTCCAAGTGATGCAGTCATAGCGGAGAGCGTCGAGGGGATCCTCACGCCCGTCTTTCTTAGGTTGCTCTTTATTGTCCCAACCATAGGACATCAAGGCCTTACGGATGCTGTTACCTGTGGCGCGCTCGCCACCATCCCAGACCTCTTTAGTGATGAGGTACTGACCACGAGCGAAAGCACGCTTAAGACGCTGAACCCCGTTGAGGATGTCGGTTCTGATCGGGTCGGTGTTCGACCGGAGAGGCATACCGAGCCCATCAGGTGGAGCGGCGCGCATCGCTCGAAATGCTGAGCGCCCTGTTTGATCGTTGCGAGCTCGGCCTGCTTTATCGGCCACTCCATTATCAAGCCATATCCTCTCTCCTGGTGCGGAGCTCCTCAACGAGCGCGGCCAAGCTATAGCTAGGATGAGGGTTGCGAGCTGAGCGGTGGTCACCTCTTGAGGGTTGATCTCAGCGCAGATCACATCAGCGCCCAACTCTTCATCATGGACGATGATGAGAACGCTCGGCTTTCTGAATCCCCAGTCTATAGCGATTCGACCGCTCATGGTCGGCTTATACTCCCATCCGCTGATGACGTGGCGGCTCTCGTCAAACTCGGAGTAGATGAGGCCTGATGGTGGTCGAGGCCGGTTCATCACCATAGCCTCACGCTCTGCCTCAGGTAGCAGCTTAGTGGCCTCAAACCACTCCGCTGAGAGGTTGGCGCTGTTGACGTATGAGGTAAAGAGGAGCGGTGAGCAACTCGCCTCCTCAGCGAGATGACACCACCAAGCGCCAGACACAGGCAGACCCACGAGGATCATTATGGGGCTCGGCCCTGCCCTCAATCGACCCATAGCTTTATGGGCTACCTCTGCGCTCAGCGTCTGACACTCATCTATAAGACAGACACCCGAAGTGATGTTGAGACCCTCAAGAGGGTTATGGGTCGCGTCTCGCGTGCCAGGTCTGTAGTAGCTCCGACACCACACAGTTGATCCATTCGGCGCGCTCCACTGCCTGAGGGTGTGGTTATAGGTCCAACCAAGAGGAGACAGCCATTTCTCCATCTCAGGCATCAAGACGCTGTTATATCTAGGGTTGGTATCAGTGACCAGGAGGCTAGACGTGTTAGGCCTCACCCTCGACACGAAGAGGAGAGCGAAGACAAGCGCTGAGGTCTTGCCAGACCCCCAACCACACCGAGCCGCGATGATTCGCTCATTCTTGGCGATGCGTGAGATGATCCCATGCTGCAGCTCGTTGAGGTTGATCGTCATTATCCGATTGGCTCCATACCCCATAGAGTCACGCGCCATCTCACTGAGGTAGTCCAGCCGTCTTTTGTGACATCGGTGGTGATCACATCAGCGCCAACCTCTACATCGACATGATCCATGTGGACGACGTTGACCTCATCCCCCTTTTCATCACTAGCTAGGACGATGTGGTCACCACCCTCAACGCGATAGCTTGACCGCTTCCTACTCGGCGTGCGAGTCCATGAGCGCTCAAGTAGGCATCTAGTCATCAGTCTCTTCTGTGTCATTGCTCGCCTCTTCATATGGTTTAGATATCTGTTCAAGCATTGAGATCACGATGTCATCAGCCTTCTTCGAGCTATCATTGACGTTGACCTCGACCTCTCGCTTAGCGCCCCACCTATCAGGATAACGGCGCTCTAAGATCCAAGCGTTACCGCGCCAGTCTTGTCTGGCCTCTGCGTTCTCTTTGAGCCTCTGCAGCTGAACCGCCTCAGCGAAGTCTTTGGCGGCCTCAACCTCTTCAGTCCACTCACCATCAGGCCCTGACTTCTCAAGCCAGCGATAATAAGTAGTCTTACCAATGCCGCTGACAGAGCAAGCGGCCTCGATGCTCATACCTGTCCTGATGTTATCGAGCAAAGCCTCTCGGCGCTGTCTGCGCTTAGCCTTGCGCTTCTCGTTCGTGGATGAGTCTGACATTCTCTAAGGTCTCCCTGATGTGTTCCAGTAAGTCTCGACTTTGAGTATACACGTCGAAGTGTTCAGGGTCATTGAGGTCAAGCTCTTGCTCTAGTCGGAGCACCAAGAGCCGCTCGAGCTCGGCGAGCGTTGGGTCATCTTCATCGCGCGCGCGCGTTGTTGGTTCCGTTCGTTCCATTATTAAGCCCCATCCTGAAGAGATAGAATCTTCGTGCGATAAGCATCATAATACTTATGAAGATTGTAATACATCTGCCAAGTACCATGGAATGCAGCATAGAGAAG